TATTTCGACTCTCACTTATTAATAAAAAAGCATTTTTTTCCATAAGTTAATATCTAATTTTTTTCCTTTATTAATGTTATTTTTTGTTTTCTTGTTAGTTTTTTAGTTTTATACTCTAACTTACTAGCTTCAGACCTATTCTCAGCCATTTTAAGCCACTTTAAGACCACGGGGAGCCTTGTTCTAGTATACTTAGCCCCTTTTCCTTTATTGTGCGTTAGAACTCTTCTATTCACGTCATTAGAGATTCCAGTATATATTGTACCATCAGCACACTCCACCATATAAACACACCATTGCTTATCCATTAATTCTCCAATAATTTTGCAAGTCCTCTTCCAAGAGGTTGAACCTTTCTTGCTTTAGTACCTTTCCGAGTTTCATCTTTTAATCTACGAAACTCTTCTATTATAAATTCATTATTTCTAACTATTGACTGTTCTATGTGTTGTATCCTAGAGTTATACTTTTTTTGTAAATCTAACAATACGTTATCATCATTTTTAAACTTATCTTGTTTTTCTTTAGATAATCCACTTGAAATATTTAAACACAGTTTATCGGTTAAGTTTTTTTTATTTATATAAAAGCCCTCTAAAGCCATTAATTGTTGTCTATTATCGGCATATGCCAATATTTCCCTTTTTAGGTTTCTCTTCCCTTGTTTAGTTATAATATCTTTTAATTTTTTACCACTTCCAAGGTAACCATCTTCAATATTATCTGTACAATGCATACCAATATAATACTCCCCCGTTTTTTCAAACGTTGTTTTATATATTATATGGTGCTTATGCTTATACGTCATATGTTATAAATTTTGGTTCACCCTCTTTAATCCATTCTTCAAGAGGTTTTGGACCCCATTCCATACAAACACTTGTAAATCCACAATTATCTAATAAATGTTGTTTCCAATTTTCAGCCGACCTTCTTGATGCATTGATATAATCCACATATCCTTTTGGATAACCTTGTGGGAAATCATCTGCAAAATTAAATCTTTCCATAAACCTACTCACCTTTTATAAAATCAACTAACCCATCTATACTATCCACCATTGGAACGTTAAAACGTTCACATATAATATCCACATTACCCTTTTTCCAGAATCCATCCGGGCAATACACACAACAATTACTATCTCTAACGTGTAAACCTAATTCGATTAATGTTATTGGTGATTTGGTGTCTTTATCCATATAAAATACAATCTTTGCTGATTTATCTAAAGAATCTAATTCCCAATCAACTTGTTCCTTGAACTTAGGGTTATCAATTGATTGTTCCCATGAACTATCCCAATCATCTCGTCTTGGGTTGAATAGCGTTACGTCAAAGTCTTTAAGTTTATCCTCAATCTCTTTTTGCCAATCAACAGCCTTACCCATTTCAATTGAACCCGCAAGGAATATACCTTTATTCTCACCACTAGTATCTTCAGGTGCTTTAAGTACTTTAAGTTCATTCATTTCTAAATTCTTCTTCTTAATTCTCATCTTCTAAATCGTTATTATTAATAATGTTTATATCATCATAATCTTCATCAGCCCCTTGACCAATGTCAAAACTTTTTTCAATTTCAGTTATCATTGTTGATATTCTACTCTTTTCTTCTGGTGTTGCCAATTTAGGATTAAGACATTCGATTCTTTCAGCCCCATCAGTTGGTAAGAAGAATGCCATTGCGTTTGCATTTCTTTCGGCTATTGCGTCATTCACTGAATCAGCGAATGGTCTTATTATTTGTGGGCTACTCATAAGTTCTCTATCTAAATAGAAAACCAATACCAAAGGTAAATTATCGTTCATATCTTTATCTTCTTTATTATACTCATGGCTTACATCTATTGTCTCATCACCTGACTCTTTAATTATTTCCTCAAAAGCATAGATTAATTGATTATTATCCGCATATTTAGCACTAACGTTAACGCCATCATCCGTTCTAAGATACACTATATTACTATCATCACCATTGTGTTTTATTACTATTTTCATATTTTTAATTTATATAGTAAATATAGGTAAATTAAAAATATTTGTAAATAAAAAAACCACAATATAGTAATATATTGTGGTTATCTATTAATATTATGCTTAAAAATATTAAATAGTGATGGCTTTGTATCTATCGCTAGTTACAACGTCCATCATCATAGAGTAAGGACTAATGTCTTTACCTGTTAATAATGATAATAACAATGATGGGCTAAATCCTGAAACCAATGCAGTTCCTGTGTCGTTAGACTGTACAGGTGTATTGTCATTTCTTCCAGCCAAGTTCCAAAATACTACTTTTGGTACATCATACCCAGCAGCTTCATACATCTTAGTTGTCATTTCTAATGCGGTTGAATTCCATGCATTGGTGCTATTACCGTAGTAACCACTACCGCCACCACATGCACTATTGAATTGCATATCAGAAAGAATCATCAACATAGTTGGCATATCTTTTTGAGCTACTTTACTAGCTTTCGCTTTATTCAATATTTCAAGCATCGCTTTTTCAATATCAGTACTCATATTCCAAGTAGACCTACTTAATTGTCTATATCTATCAGATAATGACCCTTTAAGGATTTCTAACTTAGGTTGAGATGAGAATGTTACAAACGCATCTTGGAAAGGACCAATATTTCTTTCAGAAATGTATAATCCCAATGAGATTGCTACATCCATACATGATACGTTAGGGTTTCCACCCGCACTTGTTCCCATTGAACCTGAAACATCCACTAATGGTAGTACTATTTCGTTACTATCTTCCATGTAGTTAGGTAATGCATTCCATTGTGCATCTGCACCATCAGAATTACCTTGTTTCAAACTTTTGATAACATCGTAAGGATATACTGCTCCCGCATTTATTTTTGATTCACCTTTTTTCACTGATTCTAGGTATGCAACCCATGCATCAGGCGTTCTCTTAGAGAAAGCTTTCATGTAATCAGATATTGCTTTTGATGGCAATTTGCTGAAATCAATTGCATTCCATCCTCCTGAACACATTAATTGTTCAACAGTGTTAGATGAAGATACCAATAATTTACGGTATTCTTTTGGAGACAATCCCAAGTACTTTCTAATCTTGTTAGAAAGCTCATTTCTGGTTGTACCAGCTTTACCTTGTCTTGGCATCCATTTTGCACACAAACCATTACCTTGACTTAAAGCTTCACCAATAAGTGATAATGCTTGGTCTTCCAATTTAGTACCAAATAGCACTAAAAGGTCATCCCATCTACCGTATTCGGTAACTAGGTGTAAGTTATTACTTAACACTTCTGTGTGTTGATTTACTAAATACGTTAATATAGTTTTAAAAATTTGACGTTCTCCCGCACCACCTCTAACATCACGAGTCCAAAAAAGTAACCTCATAGCCGTTAAAGGACTCTCATTGAAAGCCTTTACGAATACGTCTAATACTCTTCCATCAGATTCTTTTCTCATTGAACCTATTTTCCCGAACATGTCCACGCAAAAGTTTGCACTTGTTGAGTGAGCTGCCATTCCATTTTCAGTAAATGTGTCTTTTGTTGTCATTGCTTTTAGTAAAGCGCCTAATTCTTTATTTTCCATTTTAATCGTTTTTATTTGTTTTTTTATTTATTTACTCTTCCAATTCCTAATTGAATGTTGTTCAGTGGTGAATTAATATCTACCATCCAAGCAAATCCAGTTTCATCAACTAATTTTTGGTATCCTATTTTAAATTTTTCTAATTTTTCAACTTGTTTTCTTTGAGTTTCAATTGTTTGTTCCTCTTCTTTGGATAACACAATTTTTTCTACTTTTTTAATCGCCATTATTACGCTTTTTAATCTTACTGTTATTCTTAGAGTGCAAATATACTACAAATTAATGTAAAATACAAGCATTTTCTAATTTTTTTTTATTTTATTAATTTATTTCACTTTTTAAGCGATAAAATTTATCAACCAATAATAAAAGAAATACCCTTTTGGGTTCTTTTCCTCTTGTACTGTAAACACATAATTATGTACATGTTTAAATGATAATCCCCATTTAAAAATTCTGAACCAAAATAGTCCATTACCCTTATAAAAGGAAAATAATCCACATTTAAAAAATTTACTCTTTTTCATCTTTTATAAATTTTACTATTATTCCACCCATTTCAACTTCGAAATCATCTGTAGATTCGAATTTAACATCTTTAGAACCATTAGCTTCATTAGCTTTACGGAAAAAATGTTCGTCTAATCTTTTATGTAAACGTTCATTTAATGTGTAAACCAATGTCAACCCTTCCTTATAGATTAGTTCATTGTTTACTATTTCGCTTATGGTTTTAATTAATTTGTTATAATTCATGTTAAAACATTTTTATTATCTTTTGAATGAATCCTTTTAATCCACTCTCTTTAGGTTTAGTATCTATACCTAGGTCTTTATTTATCTCATCACCTAGACCACTTTTCATTTCTTCAATAAAACTATATTTGCTCAAGTCAGTTCGTTTGGCTTGTAGTTTTATCATATTCTCACTATCTTTTATTTCTTTCTGTTCTATCGGGTCCATAATTCTAATCTTTTTCTATACTCTCCTGTATTGTATGTATTAACCACACCATTCCTGAAGCTAAACAACCATCTAAAAATACTCCTAAAATTATTGATGATATACCCAAATATGTTATCGCTGGTGAAAATACAATTAACGATAATATAACTCCCCACCAAAATGGTAGACAAATCATACAAACAAATAAATCACCAAAAAAATTGGGTGATACTCTTATCCAAAATTCTCTCCACTTTTTAAATAAACTTGAGAATACCATTATGTTGGATGCTCCGTAACATATAAATATAAATATTATTAACCCCATTTCTTAATACTTATCTGCCATACATGTCGGACACATTTGGTTAGGGTCATTCGGGTCACATTTACAAACCACATCAGGTTCTTCAAAGTTAGCGACCTCCACCAAGACCTTTTCTCTGGGAGGTAAATCGAATATTTCACCCCCAACTTTAGCCGTTCTTCTAGGTTGTTTTAACTTCTCAGCTTCTCTTTTTTGGGGTTCCTTATTCCAAGCATCTATTGCCGGGTCTACATCTCTTTGAATTACCTTTACAGGTGTTAAACTTTGGTCTGTCTCTTCAGTAACTCGTACATGAATAGGTGCTACCATTTCTTCAACTGGCGGTACTACTGTCGGTACTACTGTCGGAACAACTGTCGGAACTACTGTCGGAACAACTGCTGGGCCTGCTATTGGCGCTGATTCACTCAAGTTTACTTGACTCATATTTAATGGAATCTCATTCAATGGCATATCATAATCATC